CTTTATGGGTGATAAATAACTGATTTAAAAGGCTAATAAAACTAATTAGCGGAGTGGACGGGAAAGTTATTACAATTGGAAATGTTAAAAATTGTGTACTTTACCCGTTTTGTAAACATTTTCTTACACATGGGGCGCATACCGATGATGTCAATACAATTGCTTTACAGCAGACAAGTACCAAGAACAATAAATTGCGATCCTGCAATGCTTACTCGCAGCGCTAACGCAGTAACTAATGACGAAATACTGTCTATACTCAGCAAAATTAAAAGTAAACACCCAATTGGTAACGCGGTACTTGATGCGCAGATAGCGATGGACGAATCAGCAAAGGCTTTATTGCAAGACGCGTTAATGCGTTCGTTAATAAGTCAGGGCTATGATGAGTTTATATCACAGGCGCTTGCTACAGTTGCCGTAATTGAAGTGTGCGATAGTCCTGCTTGTTCACGATGCAAAGGTACAGGTTTATTCATGAAAGCGGGGCAAGGAATGATTGAATGCTCTAAGTGCCATGGGGTAGGTTCGTTTGTACCAAGCGGGCGCGAGTTGCACCGAATGGTGCTGCAGGCACTACCGTTGGGTAAAGGCTTTAGCAGAGACACATTTAAACGCAAGTGGTACGATATTTACATGGGCACTGTTGATACGCTGCACACAGAAGCGGGCGACGCCGCTGCATATGCTAAAGACATATTACGCAAGATTGAAAGCGAAAACGAATATAGGGAAGTGGGCTGATATGGCAACGGTAAGCATCAATGGCAACCACATTGTTATAGATAAAATAACAAGGCTGGAAGAGTCTATTATTTCAATGGGGTTCAGTCCTGAAAATGGGGTGGACACTTTTCATTGTAGGTATGGATATATAATTCACATGGGGACCGACTCCATGACGATTGATTTAGGGACTTACACCAATAAGGTTAAACTTCCCGCTGATTTAAACACGAAAGAAGCGGTGCTTGATTTTCACAAAGAGATAGAAAACAATATTGCTAAGTGCGCAAAAAATCTTGCCAGGGAAGAAATCAAGCATTTCATAAGGATGACCGGACTATGAAACTATTCAAACTCAGCATAATCGGTGCTTTGTTCTCATACCATGAGCAGGCCAAGCCTGATTACTTGAAAGATACTATTGGCAATGCAGAGGCTGGGCCGCAAGCTCTAAATGAAATAATTAACCGTAGAGGCAAGAGCTTTACTCAAAGGCTGGTTATTCCGCCTAGCTTAATGCGCGATATAAGCGAAAAGGAAAGGAAAGCTGTTATCTTGGATGAATTAAGCGTACACGAGCAAGTTGCTAGGCAGTTAGCAATGCAAATGACAGATGATGACTTTAAAGTTATGGGAGCAGGCAATGACTGATAAAACTAAAAAAGAGATTGAAGCAACCGAAGCAAAAGTAATGGCAATGCTTGAGTTGGGTGAATTAGATAGCGCAGTAGTTGATTATATTGAACTGCTACAAGAAACAATTACAACTTACCAGGGCGAGCTTTACGCGAAGAATAGCCAAATAAGCAGCCTTGAATATAAACTAGCCAATATAGATAAAGTTGAATCTTGACTTTCGACCACTTATTGCTACTATTTCACCAAGCTAGGTATTTTACGCCTAGCTAGAAAAGCCCGCTTAACTGCGGGCTTTTTCGTATGCGCACAAAAGTAAGGTTTTATTAGTCATTTTACTCCTTAGTAAGCCCAGCCTAACCGCTGGGCTTTTTTATGCGCGAAACAAATTTAGATGGTGGGTGTTATGAAAGCTAAAAGTTTAATCGCACTTGGCTTATCAGGTGTTCTTGCTGCGGTTGGTGTTACGGTTGCTAACTTTGAGGGTAAAGAGTTAACCGGCTATGTTGATCCCGTTGGTATTGAAACAACGTGCTACGGCCACACAAAAACAGCGCAAGCAGGTAAACGCTACACAGAAGATGAATGCTTAAACCTGCTAGCCCAAGACCTAGCAGAGCATAACAAGCAGCTAATGAGTGCGGTTAACGTTCCACTTTCTCAGGGTGAGCATATGGCTTACCTTTCTTTTATTTATAACGTGGGCGCGGGTAACTTTCGCCGCAGCTCATTACTACGTTATTTAAACGAAAATCAGCGCAATCTTGCTTGTGATGAATTATCACGCTGGGTTTATGCCAAAGGGCGCAAGCTTACGGGGCTTGTAAAACGCAGAGAGCAAGAGCGTCAAATGTGCTTAAAAGGTGTTAGCAATGCTAAAGCTACTTGGTAGTGTTGAGCGACTGATTATAGTAGGGCTGTTAATTGCAATAGCGGCACTGACTTATTCAGCAAGCAGCATTAAAGCTGAACTTAAAACAGCCAAGCAAACTATTGAGCAAAAGGATTTAGCAATAGAGAACGCATCCATCCAAGCTGAATATCTAACACAAAGCGTTAAATTATCAGAGCAAGCAAACGTCAAGCTAATGAAAGAGCGTGAATCACTTGCCAAAATTAACGCACAGCACAGCGCTGAAATTGCCAAATTAAATAAACAGTTCCACTTCGCGCAAACTCAAATTGCAAAATTAAGGTCGTCAAATGATAAAGCCGTTAAAGATTGGGCTAATAGCGCTGTCCCTTGTGATGCTATCAGCTTGCTCAAGTACGCCAGCAACAAAAGTTGTGACGAGAACAGTAGTGCAAACGCAGTACAAATACGTGACACCGCCCTTAAGCTTAATCCAGCAGTGCGAAGTGGAATCAAATTTTAACATGACCGACTCGGCTAGCTTATTAAATTACGCCCGCCAGTTAGAGCAAAACATAGATGAATGCAATAAAGGCATTGAACGCGTCAAAAAATGGGTTATTGACAATGGATAAAACAACACCAGCAAGCTATGTAGCAAGCTTTATTACTGCGGTTGGCGGTTTGATATCTCTTAACGATATAGCTCTGATGCTGGGTATAATTTTCGCCGCTCTAACTTTTTGGATTAATAAAGAAAGCCAGAGAAAGCGCTTAGAGCTTGATATGCAAAAGCGCCAAGAAGATGCTGAGTTTCATAAAGCAAGAATGGCCGAGCTATTAAAACAAGACAGCTTAGAAATGATTGAGCAGCAGCCATCAGCTAACGATGATAAAGAAGTAAGCAACAATGCCTAAAATTGTATACGCGCCAATATTAGAGCAAGCAGGGTTTTTAAAGCGCAAAGCCGCTGTTGTTGTAGAACAATGGGTAGCGCAGTTAGATGGGGCTATGCAGAGTTGGATCTTTAGTGAAGAAATTCCGCTAATATCTGGTGATCAAATAACGTTTAGTATTCTCGCTAATGATGCGCCTGACGCTGGCATAGCAATGATATTTAGCTACCTCGGCACATACAGAACTTTACTTAGGGTTGACGACGGCGTATTTGTATCTGGTTTTGGTGATGTGACAGAGAATGGGCTAGCAGTTACTCATATAGCTACTGATGGAAACTTGCACACTTATACGTTGAAAATAAAGGCTACAAGCACTGCAATTTATTATATAGGCGCGCATTATGACGGAGCCAATCTTATACGGCACTTGAGTAATGCAGTGTTTGATATTGTTATAACAAGGCCATCCGTAGGAGTAATTTTAGACCTGCCACTAACAAACAAAAACCAAGGCGCGACCCAGCTCGCAACAGTCGGCAACATCAGCGCATTCATGCCAAATTACACAGAAGCAGTTTGGAGAAAGCCATGAGCAACTTATACCAACTTTACGCATTTGTAACAGCAATGGGCTGGGCTGAGTCTTTAAGTGAACGCTGGCCTGATGCGCCGTTAGTCGGTGGCTATCGCGTTTTAGTATTCACAAACGCAGATTACCCATTACTGAAAGAGCAATACCCAGCCGCTGAATTTAAAGAACTAACAGCAGAGCAAACCATAAACGCTATGAACGCTAACGAGTTAGGCCCGTTCGTTTGCTCGCTTGAACAAACCAAACAAATTATGAACCACTTTTCACCGCCCGATGAATTAACGCAGGATTAAACCATGTCTATAACCAGACCGGATATTATTATAAAGCCAAATCGAGATAACGACTTGATAGCGCTATTGAACGAGCAAGCGGGATTTGATGCGGTTACCGTTGGTACTGTGCTGCGCATTCAAAACAAGAGCGATAACTATGTGTATGTTCAGCAATCAGACCAAGTAACCACTGAGTTTAGCAGCGGTACAGAGTTAAAGCGCTCATGGCAAACAGAAACAGACGCGGCGGCACTAGGTGTTAGAGTTAGTTGCGGCGGTAAAGAAAGCACAATCAGCGTTGAGGTAGTGAATGCCTAAATTCAAAGAATACGATTGGTCAGGCTACACAACGCTTGAACGATTGTACTGCTATGAATTTATGGTTGATAGAAGCAAAGGCGAAGCGGCTATTCGCGCAGGCTATAAAAAGCAAGCAGCCAAGCAGCAAGCTACGCGTGTATATAAAAAATGTGAGTCACGCATTAACGAAATGCTTAACGACTTAACTGAGCCGCACAATGTAACCGTAGACCGCATTGTACAAGAGCTTGCAAAAATAGGTTTTATGGATGCGCGTCAGTTCTTTGATGCCAACGGCAACCCAATACCCATACAAAACTTAAGCGATGATGCAGCCAGTGTTATTGCTGGCATGAAAGTGCGTAGTGAAAGCGATGGTGATGATGGCGAAGTAGCCACAATTACTGAATACAAGCTCAATGACAAGATTGATGCGCTGCGCTTGCTAGGCCAAAACCTACAAATGTTCACTAAGAAACTCGTTATTGACGACAAGCGCCCGCTTGTTGTTGTTAAAGATATGACCGGCCGCAAGAAGAAAGAGCAGTAAGCGCGTGTGTCTCAAACTACTTATGAATTTTTGTATGCGCCGCAAGGTGACGTACTCGATCAGTATTATGTTGGCCGCGACCGTGTAACGCTAATTATGGGCCCGCTTGGCTCAGGTAAAACAACCGTATCGTGCATGCGTGTGTTTGACCAAATATGTGAACAAGCGCCGGACGCACACGGCTCGCGTAAAAGCCGTTGGATAGCGGTAAGAAATACCTATCCTGACTTAACGGGTACAACCATAAAAGATTGGTCTGACTTGTATCACAATGAACACACGCAGTTAGGCAAGTTTAATAAGGACTTTCCACCTACCCACTATTTAGACTTTGATCTAGAAGATGGCACGCGAGTAATTGCAGAGGTGGTTTTTTTGGCGTTGGATAGGCCCGACTCAGTAAGAAAGCTGCGAGGGCTACAGGCCACAGGGTTTTGGCTAAACGAAGTTAAGGAGCTAGACAAAGCCATAGTTGATATGTGCGACGGTCGACACGGACGCTACCCAAAGGACGTAGCGCCAAGCTGGCATGGCATTATAGGCGACACTAACGCGCCTGATACCGATCACTGGTATTACGAACTAGCAGAAAAAGAACACCCCAAAGGCTGGACATTCTTACGTCAGCCAGGCGGTGTTATTGGCACAGTAACGGGACCGCCAAGCAAGCGCGTTACTACGTGGAAGCCTAACCTAAACGCCGAAAACATTAATAACCTGCCAGATGGTTACTACATTAACCAAGTGCAAGGTAAAAAGGACGATTGGATCAGGGTTAACTTAGCTAACGAGTACGGCAGCGTATCAACGGGTAAGCCAATTTATCAGGGTGTGTGGAATGATGCGGTACATGTATCTGAACACAAGTTATTGCCTATCCCATCGGTTAATAAGCTTTTACTTGGCTTTGACTTTGGTAGAACGCCAGCGTGCATTATTGGTCAGTTAATGCCTAACGGTAAGTTACGAGTGCTGCGCGAGCTAATAGCAACCAGCATGGGTATTCGGTCATTCATGGACCAATCTGTGATCCCATGCCTTAAAAAAGACTTTCCAACGTTTGATATTAAAGATATGGAAGCCTACGGCGATCCAAGTGGCGTTGCTAAGTCAGGAAACGACGAGAACAGCCCAATCGGCATATTAAACGACGAATACAAGCTAACTACTTACCCAACGGCCACAAACATTCCCCTGCGCCGCTGGGAGTCTGTAAACGAATTTTTAATGAACACCATTGACGGCGTGCAAGCATTTGAGCTTAGCAGGTGCTGTGAAGTGATCCGCAAAGGATTTAATGGCGGGTATCAGTTTAGACGTTTAAATGTAAGTGGCGAGAAGTACGCAGAAGCCGCAGACAAGAACAAGTTTTCGCATCCACACGATGCGCTGCAATACCTTGCCCAAGGTGCGCAAGGTGAAATTAATTACGCATGGTTAGATCAACACTTAGCCAATAGCGAAAGCAACCAATCAATTATAGCTGATTCAGTTAGCGGGTATTAAATGAAACAAGAACCGAAAGACTACGAGCACGATTACGATAAAGACAATAAAATCGATATGCTTGCTATGGAGCTTGAGCGCCAGTTAACGCAGGTTATTAACGATCGTACTGTGATTGATAGCCGCATGGTGGAAGATTTAAAAAATTACCATGGCAAATTAGACGACGAAACAATCGACGCGCTTAAAAAAGCAAAGCGCTCGCACCCATTTATAAAGCTTACCCGCGCTAAAACAAATGCAGGAGAGTCGCAGTTAGTTGATTTGCTATTCCCTAATGACGATAAAAACTACGGCATTAAACCCACACCAAAGCCTGATTTAGCCGCAAAGCTTGATGATGAAACCCCTGTAGAAATTGACGGCGAGCAGTATCAAGATGAAGAGGGCAACCCAATCACGCAAGGCGACTTGGCTGAGCGAGAGCTTGAAATAGCAAAAGAGCGCTGCGAAAACATGGAGCTGACTATTGATGATCAGCTAGTTGAAACCAAATACAACAGCCGATCACGTAAAGCGATACACGATGCGTGTGTAGTTGGCACCGGTATATTAAAAGGCCCCGTTGTTATGGGTAAGCTAAACAAAGCTTACACAGAGCAAAATGGTGAATTTGTACTTGAGCTAAAAGAGTCCTTTACGCCAGGCGTTGAAGTTGTGCGCCCTTGGGACTTTTTTCCTGACTTATCAGCCAGTGAAATAAGCGAAGCCGAGTTCGTGTTTGAGCGCCGCTACATGAGTAAGCAGCAAATAGCAGAACTACCACAGCGCAAAGGCTTTAAAGCAGATCAGGTTAAGCGCGTGCTTAAAATGACCTCACAGCAAACGCAGCATACAACCAGTTACCAAGATGATGTTCGCAAGCTTGCAGGGCTAAGCGACACCATTAACGATAGCCGCTATGAAACATGGGAATACCACGGCCCTATAGATAACGATGTGTTAATTGATGTGGGCGCAATTGACTTACCCGAAGATGAAGAACAAGCGCTTGCGTTTATTGACGAAATGAGCGGCGAAGAAACCATGGCTACCGTGTTTTATTGCGGCGGTATTGTTATGGGCGCACGTGTTCACCTAATGAGCTACGAGGGCTACATGCCATATCGTGTGTTTAATTGGGAGCCTGACGACTCAAGCATTTTTGGTTACGGCATACCGCGTATGGTGCGAGACGAGCAAGGCATTTTAAATACTACATGGCGCATGATGCTCGATAACGGCGGCATTACCGCAGGCCCACAAATTGGCGTGAACAAAAAACACATACAACCTGCCGATGGCAATTGGAACATAACCCCATTTAAACAGTGGAACATGACAGGCGGTACAGACGACATACGCAAAGTATTTACTACCGTTGAGTTTAACAGCCACCTAAACGAATTACAGGGCGTTTATCAAGTTGCTCGCGTGTTGTTTGATGAAGTCTCAGGCGTGCCAATGCTACAGCAAGGCGAGCAAGGCCAATCAACTCAAACACTAGGCGGCATGAGTATGCTAATGAACGCAGCTAACACAGTGCGCAGGCGCCAAGTAAAAGATTGGGACGATAATATTACCGAGCCGATGATCAGTGACTTCTATCACTGGAACATGAGCTATAACGAAGATAGCAGCATTAAAGGCGATTACCAAGTAGATGCTCGCGGCACTAGCGCGTTACTCGTTAAAGAAACACAAGCGCAGTCGCTTACTAACTTTATGAGTGTGGCGGGCAGTAACCCTGTATTTGCACCAGTGCTACAGCTAAAAGCGGTTGATATATTGCGCGAGTGGGTTAAAACACAAGGCTTACCAAGCTCTATTATTCCAACTGATAAAGAGCTTGAGCAATACCAAAAACAACAAGCAGAACAAAATGAGGGTCAACCACAAGATCCCGCCATGATGGTAGAGCAGCTACGCATGCAGCAGCTACAAGCTAAGCAAGAGTTTGATTCGCAAATGTTTGACAAAAAAGCCCAGCTAGATAGCCAAGAGCAACAAGCAAACATACAAATCAAATACCAGCAACTAGCCGCTGAAATGCAAGCACAGCAAAGCAAAGAGCGTGTTGAGCTAATGAAGCTCACGCAAAATGAAAAGCTAAGCAGTGAAAAGTTAATTGTTGAGCTGAAAAAAGTACAAGCTAAAAACGAGCAAGATTGGGCCAAGTTTAGCGCTGAGCTAAAAATAAAACAGCAAGCAGGCCAAACGGCTAACTACGGACTTGATTAATTATGAGCTTTGTAACAACCAGCACATGGGTAAAAATTAAAAAGCAGCTAAACGAAGATAGGCACGACTTAGTTGAACAGTTAATACAATCAAACACAGAAAAACAATCCGACCAACTGCGCGGTAAAATAAAGCAGATTGACGACATACTAGACGGTTACCCAGCCCGTTTAACACAAACAGAATCCGACACGTAGCATTTAGCTATCTGTCACACAGAACCCACGCATTGCCGTGGGTTTTTTTATGACTGCAAGAAAGCACTCACAGGAAAAAACCATGAGCAATCAAAATGAAAACCCGAATCCTGATCAAGAACAAGAGCAGGATGCGGCAGCGTTATTTACAGCACTAGCAAGCCAAGACTCTAACGACTCTAAGCAAACAAGTGATGATGATGCGCTGGACAACAGCGAAGAAAACGACGGCGATACTGATCCAGTAGAAAACGACCAAGGCGACACCGAGCAAGGCCAAGCCGATGACGATCCATGGTCGCAAGTAGATGAATCACTACGCAATGAGTTTTTAACGCTACAGGCTAACCATTCCAAGTTGCAAAACGACCACAAAGCTAATGCTGGCCGTGTTCAGGCGCTTAATAACAAAGTGGCTGAGTATCAAAAGCTAGTTGAGGGTGCAGAGCAACAAGGTAAGCCAACCGGCGACGGCCCCACTGCAGACGACCTTGAGGGTATGAGCTTTGAGGAAGTTGAACAAGAGTGGCCCGAAGTAGCCGGCTATTTAAAGAAACAACTAGAACGCACGCAGCAGCAGCTAACGCAGCAATTTGAAGAGCGATTAAACCCGCTCAACGAAATGCACACACAGCAGCAGCAAGCACAGCAGCAACAGCATGTTCAATCTGAATTGCAACGACTCCAACAAGTACACCCTGATTTTCAGAGTATTGCTAGCGACTCGAAGTTTCACGATTGGGTAAACACTCAGCCTGACTCTGTTAAAGCCATGGCTGGCAGCTTACACGCCGCTGACAACATTGCGTTGTTGAATCTTTACAAAAGCAGCACAGGCAGAACCCGCGCTGTAAAACCGTCGTTATCCGATCACGCAACCATACCCAAAAAGGGGAGTGGTCGCCAAATTCAAGTCGATCCGAATAACGTCGATCCCGTCCAGTTATTTACACAACTTGCATCCAAGAAAAAATAGGAGCTTAAACCATGAGCAATAATTATGGTGATTTAGGAGTTGAAGCAGGCGTTTTTGCAGAAATGAAAATGCTAGAGCACGCTGAGCCAATTCTTGTACTAAACAAAATGGGCGATCACAAGCCGATGCCTAAAAACGCATCAAAAGTGATTAAATTCCGCCGACCTGTACCGTTGCCGTTAGCAACCACACCGCTAGCAGAGGGCGTTCGCCCTGCGGGTTCTAACTTTCGCTATGAGCGCGTGCAAGCCACGTTGCAACAATACGGCGATTGGATGGAGCTAACCGACGTTGTGCATGACTTGCATGAAGATCCGGTAGGGTCTGATATGGCAATGATGGCTGGCGAGCAAGCAGCCGAAACCATTGAAACCGTGTGTTTTGGTGAGCTAATTGGTGGCACTAACGTTATTTACGCTAACGGTTCAGCACGTAACGAAGTAACTGCAACGATTGGCCTTGGCTCTATTCGTAAAGCGGTTCGCTCGCTTATGTCTAACAAAGCTAAGCGCTTAACTAGCATCCTTTCTGGTTCGCCAATGATTGGCACTACGCCGATTGAAGCGGCGTTCGTGGGCATCTGTCACACGGATATTGTAGCAAGCTTACGTTCAGTTAAGGGCTTTGTGCCGGTTGCTGAATACGGCTCACGTAAACCAATTTGCTCAGAAGAAGTGGGCAGCATTGAGGATGTACGTTTTGTTGCATCGCCACTGTTTAACTCATGGGCAGACGCAGGCGGTGCTAAAGGAACAGGCGCTACCGAAGCAGTATCAACCACGGGCACAAGTGCCGACGTTTACCCTGTGCTTATTATGGGTCAGCACGCGTTTGGTCACATTGCACTAAAAGGCAATAAAGACGCAGGCGGCGCAATTAAGCCAATGGTACGTAACCCAGGCAAGCCAGAAAAAGGCGACGAACTAGGCCAAACTGGCTCAGTGTCTTGGAAAACGTACTACGTTGCTAAAATTCTAAACGACTTATGGATGGTGCGTTTAGAGTGTGCGGCGCTTGAGAATCCTCAAGACTAATTAACAACACCCAACCAAAGTCCAGCCTAACCCGCTGGGCTTTTTTATTATGCCATTGGAGCAAATAATGAAAATTACTTCTAAAACAAATAAATCTGAATTAGTTGCATACGCAGCACAAGCATTGGGCGCACAGTTAGATGAAACAAAATTTAGCCGTGATGAGTTAATTGCCGAAGTTCGCAAGCTTGAAAAATCACTAGGCATTGCAAGTGATGATGCAGGCGATGACGACGCTGGTAACGAGGGCGATACTGGTAACGGTAACAACGCTCAAAACAATGACGATGCAGATAGCAAACAAGCGGCAAAGAAAAACCCACGCTTTGTATACCTACGCATTCATACACCACCATCAATTAATACTGATGAAGATGCCGAAGAAGAAACACACTGTATTGTGGGCTTTAACGGTAAAAACTACCAAATTCAATACGACGTAGAAGAGGGCGTAAAAGTCCCTTATGGCGTATACGACGTGCTTAAAAACGCAGTGCAAACCAAGTACCGCCGTGTTAAAGGTAAGCGCGAAATGGAAGAGCGCAAAGAACAGCGTTACAAATTTAACGTTGTTAAGACTGTAGACTAAAAACATGACGTTTTTGGAGCTATGCCAGCGGGTTAGGCAAGAGTCGGGAATATCCGGCTCGGGCCCTGAATCTGTGCTTAATCAAAAGGCGATATTACAAAAGGTGGTTGAATGGGTACGTCAAGCCGATCTTGATATTCAACGCCTGCATGGTGATTGGTTTTTCTTATGGAGAATGGGCAACGCAAACTTAACCGCTGGCACAGCGCAGTACACAGGCGCGAGCTTAAATTTAACAGGCACATTACAAGACCTGTTAATGCTCGATATTAACGGGTATCCGTTACGTTATTATTCATGGAAAGAGTTTAAAGCAGCAAGGCGACAGCTTAACGAACAGCAAGGTTTACCCACCGAGTACACGGTAAGGCCTGATAACGTGATTGTTATTAATCCTGCGCCAAGTAGCGATATTGTAGCAACCGCTGAATATTCTATTGCCGTTGAGCCAATGACCAATGACAGTGACGAGTCAGTTATACCAGAACGCTTTCACGATATTATCGTGCACAAGGCGCTTATGTATTACGCAAGTCACGAAGAAGATGCCAGCTTGTATCAAGTGTTTGAGTCACGTTACGAGCAAGTGTTAAGTGAGTTAGCGGCTGATCAGCTACCGCAAATTAGCATAAGCGGGAGATTGTACTAATGGCAAGCAATACCAATGTATCAACCGTTGCGCTTGCTGGCGGGCTTAACGTTACTGCATCTGATCAAATGCTTGCACCAGGTGAATGTGTAGAGCTTATAAATTATGAAATAACCACTACAGGGCGCTATAAGCGCATGCAGGGGTATGAGCGTTTTGACGGTCAACCAGCACCAAGCCAAGTAATAGCAGCTACCTTACCGGGCTTTCCTTTTCCTAGTGTTGAGGAAACCATAGAAGCTATAAAGCTAGGGCAGCAACAGCGCCGCGACTTAATCAACAAAGTGCCAGGGGCGGGCCCCGTATTAGGGGTATTTGGTTTTGAGGGTGATTTATTTGCCTTTAGAAATACAGCCGACAACAGCGCCGCTAAATTACACAAAGCAACCGCTACCGGCTGGCAAGAAATAACAACGCCTGCGCTATTACCCAATGGCTACTATGAAGTGCGCGAGGGCAATTTCACCGGTTCAGCAGGTACAATGGCTATTTATGGGGTAGATGGCAAAAACCCTGCGTTTACCTTTGACGGCACAACGTTTACACAAATACCCAGCATTATTACGCCAGACGCACCAACGCATTTAGATATACTCCCAAGCCAAATTTTACTACTTTCATTTAGAGGGGGCAGTTTTTTATATTCAGCAGTTGGCGATCCTTTTAAGTTTAGCTCTGTAGATGGCGGCGGGGAAATAGCCGTAGGCCAAGAAATTACCGGCATTGAAGCGCAAGCCGATGCCACAACCGCTATTTTTACCCGCAATAAAAGCTACGTGCTTTACGGCTCAAGCGCAGCAGATTTTCAGCTTAAGTCTTTAGGACTGCGCTCAGGCGCACTCGAAAAAACCATTCAATCAATGGGTAGCTCAATCTATTTAGATGATAGAGGGCTAACACGCCTAGAGCGTGTGCAGCAGTTTGGCGACTTTGAGGGCGCAACAATAAGCCAAAAAGTACAAACCTTACTTACCCAGAGTTTGCAAAATGTTAAAGCAAGCATGATCAAACGCGAAAAAAACCAGTACCACCTTTATTTTAGTGACCAAACCGCGCTTACACTTACCTTGTACGGTAGCGAGGTGATGGGGTATACGCAATTACGCTTAGGGTTTACACCACACTGCACATGGTCAGGTGAAAACGCGCAAGGTAAAGAGTCGTGCTACATAGGTGGCGAAGATGGCTACGTATACCAAATGGATAGCGGCAACAGCTTTGATGGTGCTGTGTATGCAAGCTCATTCCAAACAGGGTTTATGAGTGGTGGTAAGCCTGAATATAAAAAGCGCTGGCGTAAACTGGTTATAGAAATGCAAAGCGTAACGCAGGTAGATGCGCAATATAAATGCTATTACGACTATGCAGATCCTAACATACCGCTTAGCGATACCTTGCTTGGTAGCGGTGCAACGTGGGATTTAAACGAATGGAACAACGCACTTTGGGGCGGGGCGAGTACATCATGGAGCGATTTATATATTGATGGTGTAAGCCGTAATATGGCCGTTTACATGCGCTCAGAGTCAGACTATTACCCACCTTACGAAATGAGCCTTTTATTTATTCACGCAAGCCCACGCGGGCGCAGGAGATAATATGAGCTGGCAACCATGGACGTTTACAGATCCGTTTATAGCATACACGCCTATACGTGCCGAAGAAATGAACCCAAACTTAAACGGGATCAGCGCAAGCTTTAATTATGTAGCCAACGAGCTTGATAAGTTTAGGCCGCGCATGCCAAGTAACTTTAACGGCAACATAGAAATACAAGACTCAACGTATATAAGCACGCTGCTTGGCGTAGATGAAAGCGGCAATATGGCACTGATTGATCAGTCAGCATTTAAAGCGGCAGGTGATAAAGATTTCACCATTAAAAAAAGCAGTGATCAGCAGTTTACTATAAGCGGTGATAATCATGCAGACTGGTTCATGCTTAATTACGAAGCGGTTAACGATGAAAATATTGTTGTTGTAGTTGGGCCTGCTATTACCAACGTTGACGGCGTAGATGCAGCCGCCCCCGCTACCACAATTATTTTTACCCAAGACAGCGCAACCCCGCTTATTTTTGTCCCGCTTGAGGGGGTAACCATTAAATCACCTGGCTTTCTAAAAGCCTACGGGCAAAATAGCACAGTAACCTTAATAGCGGTTGATCAGTATACGTGGGTCCTTGGTGGTGACGTGCTCCCAGCTGAGGCTATTGTTTAATGCAAAAAGTCAGCAGAACTATGCTGGCAGTGGTGGCCGCTATTCAAAGTGGCGCACACACAAGGCGCAAACCTAAGTATATAAAAGAGCAAGCGCTAGTGAGTGGCTTGTATCCGTATTTTTACGAAGAAACCATAAGCGGTTCGGTCGCGTTTGCAGGTGGCAAGTTGTTTGATGTGCCAATTATAACCGACACTATCAACGGTAGCATAGCCTTTGCAGGTGGCGAACTAATACAGATTGGACCAATTGAGTACACCATACAGCCAGAAACAGTAACAGGAAGCGCCACATTTGCGGGCGGCGAATTAAAAGTAGTGGTTGTTAATTACGACAACTACGCACCAGAAACAGTAACAGGAAGCGCCACATTTGCGGGCGGCGAATTAAAAGTAGTGGTTGTTAATTACGACAACTACGCACCAGAAACAGTAACAGGAAGCGTCACATTTGCGGGCGGTTCGTTGGAGACAGTATGAACATTCAAACCGGCGGTAAAGTAAGCGGCGTTTACGGCATTAAAGTATTGCGTAATGCAGGCACAGATAAAGAGCACTTAGAAGATTTTGGCGAATCACCTAACATGTTGCTCGATGGTTTTTTTGAACGATTTGCGAGTGGTAATCTTAGCACGGTAAGCTGGTATATGTTTGTAGGGACAGGAACTACCCCCGTAGACGCAACACAAACACAACTAACATCTCAGGTCGGCAGTTACGACTCACTTACAATATTTGAAAACGACAATGTAAAAGTTGGCAATGATTATATAGCATCATCAACAGGTGACGCGGAGTGGGCAATAGGCGCTATTGTGGGCAATATCTCAGAAGTCGGTGTAAGATTGGGCGGCAGAATAGGGTCTACGTTGGATAGTCGAGCGTTAATTGTTGATTCACAAGGCAACCCAACCACCATAACAGTCACGGCAGAAGATAAGCTAGTAGTTAGCTATACGCTAAAATACATCATTCCTACTCAACCACAAAATTCTGTAGTTGATTTTTTAGGAACTTCTACTACCTGTACTTTGCAATCGACAGGGGTTTTAGATAAAACTAAATGGGGCTTAAAAGCTATTTTTTGTGATTTATCAAGTCGTGCAGGGTATAGTGATGATCAGAGCTTAATTATAAACCCTGAAGAT